ATAAATCTTTTAGTTCGTGTGGTGCAACCCATTCTGTTTCGGGTGCAAATAATGGGATCTGTGTTCTTCTCATTCGTAGTCTCTCTCCTTTACCATCTCAAGATAGTGTATTGCTTTATCTATATCTTGTATGCCACCCTTCTCTGAGTGCCTACATATATACTTTATAGCGTTGCCCTCAGCAAAAAGCAACTTATTTTTATTTATAAATTCTGCTGGCTGTATTTTCATATACATGTAATGAGATCCTCCAACTTGTTTTAACATTGGATTTTCTTTTTCTGGTGTGTCGTCTGACATTCTATTTTTTTTCATCATATCCTCTCAGTTTTAAATAGTTAATTGCTCTCATTATTCCAGGTATTGTATCTCCTAATTGACCTATTGCAGTGTTACACCTAACACACAACCAACCTCTATGTTTTTTAGTATCATGACAATGGTCTGGAAATAATTCTCTTTCAGTTTTACATATCTCACAACCTAAAGGTTTTGTATGAATTAAATCCATTGATCTTCTATCACCTCTATCTACATTATAACATTCTGCACAAGTAGTCCTTGTTCTGTAATTATCAAAATTATCTTTCATGCATAAATGAAAATGTTTTTGGTTTTTATCTTGTTTACAAACAATACAATTTTTTATTTGATCTTCAGATCCTATAACACTTACCATTTTGTCTAATTTTTTACTCCAACGTTTAAATAATTTTTTCATAGTACATAAGCTTTCTCAAAGTTTTTAGGATCTACAATATGCAATTCGCGTTTCGCTCTTGTTGCTCCAGTGTAAAAAAGTCTATGTAATTCGTCAGGGTCATGACTAAAAGTTTCTAATGCAGCATTAGTTAAGTCCTGCATTAATAATACTTGATCTGCTTCACCACCTTTAGCACCATGAATTGTAGACATTTTTATACGTGGGTTTTTATTTATTTGTTCACCATTAGCTCTCATATTTCTAATATAATTTTCAGTCATAGGATCTAATCCTTCAAATGCTTCATACCAAACCTTATCAGTTATTAATCCATGTTGTTCTTTAGATTCTTTAAGTGAATATTTTGAGTCTGCGTGAAACAATTTACCTTTTCTAAAACCTTCTAATACATTTGACCCTAGATACTCGTATATGTTTTTTATTTCTAATGTGTTAAGCAAACCTCCTTTACGCCACGCTTCCCAATTATTAAGTGCCAATAATAATTTAAGAGGTATAGAGTTCATACCTTTGTATTGATAATACCAACCTCGTATTTGACATAATTCTTTTACATCATCTAAAAAATAATTTGCAGAAGATAAAACTAACCAATTGCCTTCTGACATATCTACTTGTGTTACATCTGAATATCTTTTTAATATACCTTCAGCTGCTCTAGGTTTATATGTCTTGTCAAATCTGTTTTGTACTTTACTTATAATGTTTTGTGATAATTCGTGTATAGGCCCACCAGGTATTCTATAAGATTGGTCAAGAGTTTTAATATCATCTACTTCTTCTTTTAATGCTATAAAATGATCTACGTCTGCACCAGCCCATTTAAATATAGCCTGGTCATCATCACCTGCAATGTAAGTTTTCTCTGCTTTAGACCAAATTTTTCTTACCATATCCCATTGTAAAAGAGATAGGTCTTGCGCTTCATCTATAAATAAAACTTTAAATTTATTTATAGAATCTTTTAAAATAAACTCCTCAAGTAAATCCGTAAAGTCTCTCAAACCTTTTTCTTTTTTAAATTTATTTAACTCTTCAGCTAATAGATACAATGTATTACGTTCTATGTCTAACATGTTTTGTCTAGAGTCATAATACTCAAGTAAATCCATACGTTTTACACGTGCTGTATTTATAATTGTTAGATATTCATTATCAGAATTAAAAGTGCCATCTTCTGTAGAGTATTTTGCGGTCTTAATAGGTATGCCACATTTCTGTCCAAATTCCCTATAGTCTTCTGTCTTCATCATTTTTTCTCTGGTCATACCCAATTGGTTAAATGCGTATGAATGAAGTGTTCTAAAAAATGGTAAATCATTTTCTTTGTCCAAGCCAAATTTTTCTGCAGCCCTGTCTGCAGCTTCTGTTGCTGCTTTTTTTGTAAATGAAAAGTAACCTATTTGTTTAGGTCTTATGCCATTTTGTATAAATTCATCAACTAAGTTTAACAACGTTGTTGTTTTACCTGTTCCAGGTGGTCCTAATATTATTGTTTTCATACTTTTATTATTATACTTCTATTTTTTCCAGGTAATTTTTCTATCCATCCTCTTTCTTGTAACTGATTTATTTTTGAAAAAATCATACATTTACTGGATGCTCCTGTACCTATTTTCATTTCTTCATAAGAAGGTGCCATATTATTTTTATCAATATAATTTTTAATAAAATTAAAAAGATCTAATTGTTTTTTGGTCAAGTTAAATTTTTTCATTAAAATACTTCTTCTTGATATTTAATTGGAGAAACACTTGCATCAATTTTTTTCATTGTCTTTATTTTAATTACTCTTGGTTGTTGATTTTTAACTCTAAGTCTTTCTTCCGATACAAATATATCTTCTAATCTTTTTATTAAATTACCTGTCTTAATTTTATCCATATCCCAATTATTCTTCTTTAAGAATGAATAAAAATCTTCCATTCTAAAATATGTAAAGCCATCTTCTGTATATGGAAGTCTATTAAATATATCATCTTTAGTTCTTGCTGATTGTCTATTAGTTGTCCAGTCTTGCAATAGTCCTGTTAGTTCATTGATAGGATCTAAAGATTCCAATGGTTCTACTTCTTGTAAGTTAGACATCATTGGTTTTAAAAAATGTTGTTTCCAATCTTTTGGTTTTGGTACAGGTACAATTTTATTTGCTTGATCTAAACATGCTAAAGCAAACATACCTGGATTATAAAGTTGTTCTGATTTTAATTCTATTCTAGTTTTATCTACATTTAAAAACCATTGTGGAGGATTAGAAGTATACTTTGTTAAACTTCCAAGGACTGGCATTTCTTCTTCACCAAATCCCACACCAAATCTTTTTGTTCTACATAAACCTGACTGACACACAGAATTAATAGGTGCATCTTTACATCTATATTTGTCATAACCTTTTCTGTTAACAGATTTAATTAACTGTTGTACTTCGTTATTACTTAAAGGTGGGTCCATATACTTTAAGTTTGCTTCTACTATTTTATCTTCCCATGTATCTGGTTCTGATTGTTTATAAAATACTGCTATGTTAAACAAAGCATTATTCCTGGACCCTTGTCCAAATCCTGTTGCTGCCAATTTGTTTAAACATGGCGGTCCCAAGGGGAAGGCCTCTGTTCGTTTCTTCTCTGCAACTCGAATTCCTTCAACATCTCCTCTGGTGCAACTATACTTATCATACGTAGTATAAAACTGCTCAAGTGTAAGAGCATTACCGTTATCATCAATCGCATATCTCAATCCTTTCGTGTCATTGTAGTAGGGTAAGTTTAAAAAATTACCAGTGTCCCCACGTTCCACTAATATTTCTGTTTGTTTTGGAAAAATTTCTGACCCTTCATAACCAAGTATGATAGCCATTTCTTTTAATTTTGATTGCATCAACGATGCAGGAATATTTTCTTTTGTAAATAAAAAAACGTGTGCGCCGCCAGATTTACTACGGCAAACTATTAAAGGAAGTTTATGATCCCTAATATTTTTAATGAAGCTAGTATGATCAAAGTTATATTCGTCAATATCAATACAACCCCACCTACAATCATTGTTCTCCGTAATAGGGATGATGCCCAAGGCTGCGCCTTTTCCTTCAAGGTGATTTGTCCAGAGTTCATCGGTGACGTTTTGACGAACAATAAAAGCTTTTCCTTGTTGCTTTCCATTTTCGCCTCGCTCACCGGGTTGATATTGTCCATAAGCGATTTCTAATCCTGAAAATATTGTTTTAAATTTATCCATTATCATTTATTCTTTCTTTGTAAAGGGCGAAGTTTCCTCCGCCCTATTTTTCTCTAGTATGGAGTTGATTCCGATACTTTTTCTTCTACTTCACCCTTTGTCTGCACATTGCCTTCTGAAACACTTGAAGAAAAATCCTTTGCATTTTTGTACAAAGAAACATCTTCTTGTCCCATAATTCTGTCTTGTGTAACAGCCCAACCATACCAAGAACCTTTATCGTTCTTTTGTATTGCTGAAGCTAAATTATACACAACTGCGTGCATTGGTGGTGTAACAAATCCACCTTTTCCGTCATCAATTTGTATGGTTTTCATCATTGAATTCCAATTTTTGCTGACAGAAAGTTGCGATGACTTCATAGTTATCAACGCTGGTGTCATACCACCTGCTTTTGTTTCCATTAAAACATAGTAATAAGCAGTTTCTTCAAGGTAATTACCATTTGGTAATCTAATCTTGGCACCCTCTCTCTTACCTGTTTTAATTATTGGACTATTTGGTAGGTGAGTTGCCAGTGTTAATGGATTCCCATCTCCTTTGTCACTTTTCTCTGGATAGTCTTTTTTATAATAACAAGGGACTATCTTAATTCCCTTCTTCCCATCAAATATTTCATGGGTAACATTATTATAAATCATCCCTGGTTTAGCACCTTCGATGTATTTACCATCCCCTTCGTTCACCTGTGCCGATAATTGACCCAAGATCCTGACATATGGCAACGCAAGATCATCTTGCGTCATGTTATCAAAACCAGTTGCCACATCATCTGCGAACAAAGCTACTG